AAGGTGTATAAAAAAACATTAAAAGATTTTGATTGACATGAATCATTTATTGTATATAATATATAAATATTATAATATAATAATAAATATAATAATTAATATATTTATTTTATTATTATCTTTATGGATATTATATATATTTATTATGATGTTTTATTATACTTTTAAATAAAAATAAGAAAGGAATATAAATTGCTAGAATTTTTATTATGGTATACAGTCATATACACTGTCATAGGTTTGACTAATGCAGTAGGTATGATGTGATGCAAACTAAGTGGATAAGCAGAGGGAAATGCCCTTGTGGAGAATCAAGTAATGGTTATAACATTCATGCTGATGGACATGCCTTCTGCTTTTCTTGTAACAAAAGATTTAATAACGTAGGAGAGGCAAAGATGGAAAGCAAAGTAGTAGAAATAACAAACAAAGTTTCTAGTGCTGGTGATTATGGAAGTATAACTGATAGAAGAATATCAGAGGCTACTGCCAGGAAGTATAGAACTAAAATAAAAACAAATGGTTCTATGATTTCACATCACTATTACGAATATTTTAATACAGAAGGTAGCCATGTTGCTACAAAGATTCGCCAAGTAGAAGGTAAAAGAATATGGTCTCAAGGAGATATGGGAGATGCCTTACTCTTTGGTCAGAATTTATTTAAATCTGGTGGTAAGTATATTACTATCACTGAAGGAGAAGTAGATGCAATGTCTGCCTATGAAATGTTAGGTAGTAAGTGGGCAGTAGTATCAATCAAGAATGGAGTTCAAAGTGCGGTACAGAATTGTAAACAACACTTGGAATATCTAAATAGTTTTGATAATGTTGTCGTTTGTTTTGATAACGACAAGCCTGGAATTGAAGCCTCACAAAAGGTTGCTCAATTATTTGAACCTAACAAGTGCAAGATTGTAAGACTAGATTACAAAGATGCAAATGAATATCAGAAGATAGGAAAGTCAAAAGACTTTGTGCAAGACTGGTGGAGTGCAGAGGCATACACACCGGCAGGCATAATGAACCTAGCCAAGTTAGGAGATTCATTATACGAAGAAGATTATTGTGAAACTATACCTTATCCTTGGAGTGCCATGAATGAAAAAACATATGGCATGAGAACAGGAGAGTTAGTTACATTTACTTCTGGTGCTGGTATGGGTAAGTCTTCAATCATGCGTGAGTTGATGCATCATATTCTTAAAAACTCTAATGACAATATAGGAATACTAGCATTGGAAGAGAGTACAAAGAATACTGCCTTCAACATCATGTCAGTGGAGGCTAATCAAAGATTATACATAAAAGAAATACGTAATCAATTCTCAAGAGAACAATTAAATAAATGGCAGAAAGATACGATTGGTTCTGGTAGGTTCTTTGCCTTTGACCACTTTGGTTCAATAGGTAATGATGAGATACTATCCAGGGTTCGATATATGGCAAAGTCTTTAGATTGTAAATGGATATTCTTAGACCATTTATCTATCCTAGTTAGTGGACAAGATGATGGAGATGAAAGAAAATCTATTGATGTATTAATGACTAAACTACGTTCACTGGTAGAAGAAACTGGAGTTGGTTTATTATTAGTATCACATCTTAGGAGACCATCAGGAGACTTAGGACACGAGAACGGAAAGGAAGTTACTCTATCACATTTAAGAGGGAGTGCAAGTATTGCTCATCTATCCGATAGTGTTATTGCTTTAGAAAGAAATCAACAAGCAGATGATGATGTTATTGCTTGTACTACAACGATTCGTATATTAAAGAATAGATACACTGGAGAGACTGGTGTATGTTCTTACTTGCATTATGATAAAAAATCTGGTAGAATGTCACAAATAGACAATCCTTTTGAGGATGAATTTAATGAAGCACAAGGAGTAATATAATGAAATGTTGGCACTGCGGAACAGAATTAATTTGGGGTGGAGACCATGACGGAGAAGAAGGTGATGATTATGATATTGTTACTAATTTAAGTTGTCCTAAATGTGAGACACACGTATATGTATATCACACATTTAATTTACCTACTATGGAAAAACAAAGAGAGTTATTTAGTGAACCTGAAATGTGGAGTCATTATTGTCCAGAAGAAAAATCAGAAATGGAAATAGGTAAAGGAGAAGATTGCAGTTGGTGTGGAGCAAATGAAAGTAGTTCTTGATATTGAAACAGATGGATTTAATCCTTCTAAGATACACTGCATAGTAGCAAAAGACATAGATACAAATATTGTATATGTATGGGACTCATCTAATATGTATGGGTTTAAAAGTTGGGCTAAAGATGTAGATAAATTTATTATGCACAATGGTTTATCTTTTGATGCACCGGTATTAAATAAATTATTAGATGCAGATATACTTCCAGGTAATATTGTAGATACATTAATATTATCTCAGTTATTTAATCCTATCAGAGAAAAAGGTCATAGCCTCAAAGCATGGGGTGAAAAATTAAACATGCTTAAAGGTGGTAAAGATGTAAACTTTTTTAAATATAATCAAGCTATGCTAGATTATTGTAAACAAGACGTAGAGATTACACATGCTGTTTACAATGAATTAAAAAAAGAAAGTAAAGGTTTTACCAAAGAGTCTATTGATTTAGAACATGATATAAGATTAATATTAGACCAACAAGAGAAGAATGGTTTTGCTTTTAATATAAGAAAAGCACAAGAGTTATTAGCAAAACTAAAAGATGATATCTATGATTTAGAGCAGTGGTCTTTGGAAGAGTTTGAACCTACTATTGTGGAGATGAAGACGAAGACAAAGGAGATACCATTTAACATTGGCTCTAGTCAGCAGATAGCTGATAGATTAATGAAGAGAGGTTGGAAACCAAAACAGTTTACTGATAAAGATAATATTATAATAAATGAAGCTGTTTTAAAAACAATCAAAGAGCCGGAGTTGAAACTAACTGCAGAAAGATTTGCAAAGTATTTCTTACTGCAGAAGAGGGCAGTAATGGTAGAGTCTTGGATTGAAGCCTGTGATAAAAGTAATAGAGTACATGGTAAAGTTATGACATTACGAACTGTTACTGGTCGCATGGCACATAACTCACCTAACATGGCACAAGTGCCGGCTACATACTCACCATACGGAAAAGAATGTAGAGGTCTTTGGACTATATCAGATGCTATGAATTATAAATTAGTAGGTACTGATGCTAGTGGTTTAGAGTTACGTTGTCTTGCACATTATCTTAATGATACAAGTTATACTGATGAGATATTAAATGGAGATATACATACAAAGAATATGGAGTTAGCTGGTATTAAAAACAGAGACCAAGCTAAAACATTTATCTATGCCTTTCTCTATGGTGCTGGTGCAGAAAAGATAGGTAAGATTATAGGAGCTGGAAAAGAACAAGGTAATGTTTTAATTAATAGGTTCTTATCTAACTTACCTTCATTAAAAAGATTACGTAGTCAAGTAGAGAATGCCGGATATAGAGGAAAGATAAAAGCTATTGATGGTCGATACTTAAAAGTTAGGAGTGCACATTCAGCACTAAACACTTTATTACAGGGAGCAGGTGCTATTATTTGTAAACATTGGTTACTAAGAATTACACATAGAGTTTATAATAAAAAACTAAATGTAAAACTTGTTGCTTCTGTTCATGACGAATATCAGTTTGAAGTTCATAATAAAGATATATCAGAGTTTTGTAGTATTACAAAGATAGCTATGAAAGAAACGGAGAACTTATTAAAATTAAGATGTCCTTTAGATAACGATTACAAGGTAGGTACAACATGGGCAGAAACGCATTAGAGCCAAAGATAAAAGATAGAAAGAAGTTTGACCTGGATTTACAGTATGGTCAAGTAAGAGAAAAGATTGTAGCAGATATGTTACAAGATAAAAAGATAGAAGTAAAATCTGAAAGAGGTATGTGGTTAAAGACAGGTAACATAGCAATAGAATATGAGTGTTATGGAAAACCTAGTGGTATCAATGCAACTAAATCAGATTATTGGTTTCATAATTTATGTGTAGGAGATGAAGTATTTGCTACATTAGTATTTGAAACGAAGATGTTAAAAAAGATTATTAATGCTTCTATTAATGAGAATCAAGTTAGGAGTGTATCAGGTGGAGACCATAATGCATCTCGAATGTATCTAATGAATATACAGAATCTTTTTTCTCAAAATATAATTAATAAAAGTGTTGACAGTAAATAATAAACTGTGCTATAATATAATTTTATAAACCAAAAAAGGAGATACACCAATGAGTGTAATAAGTGGAACTGCTTACTGGGCGAGCATACAAAGCCCTAACACGAAGTTTGAACCAACTTGGCAAATAGATGTAGGTAATCTAGATGCTGATAATAAAGCTCTCGCAGAAAAAGATGGTCTAAATGTAAAGACTGATGAGACTAAAGGAGATTACGTTACTATTAAAAGAAAGGTGAAAAGAAAAGATGGTAATGATAATACTCCACCTGTGATAGTTGATGCACAAAAAAGACCTATGTTAGATTTAATAGGTAATGGTTCAAAAGTAAACGTACTATACACAACGTATGAGTGGAAGTACGCAGGTAAGGAAGGAGTATCTGCAGACCTTAAAAAAGTTCAGGTTGTAGATTTAATTCCTTACGAAGAGAGAGAAGACTTTGATGTCGTCTCTAATGGTTACGCATCTGCAGAAGAAGCAGGTGGTGAAAAAATTCCTTTTGCCTCTTAATAAGGAATAGTGGGAGCTTTGTCTTACGCACGCAAAGCTCTCACGACACATTATGAAAAAAATAGATACATTAGTAGAAGATATATATAATTTATTCGAAAAGAAGAATGAGAACTTAACGGAAAAAGAAGTAGATAAATGTATAG